TCATGCGTACCACACAGGGGCATTGGCTCGGGCAAGATAGTTGAAAGCATCGGCAGCCGCATCGACCTGATCATCATGCTGGCCGGTCGGGAAAGAGCAGAGTTCGTCAATAAAAACACGGTTCCATTCACCGCGTTCCAGTTCTACCAGGCCAGCCTCACAGGCCGCCGCAAAGGGCATGGCCCGCACTTCTTTCGAGCCTGTTGGCCGGGCTGTTACTGTGGCAAAGCCAGCCAGATTGGCTTGATCGTGCTGAACCTGATCCACACCCGCCGCACCGGGGTCTTGGGCAAGGTGAATGACTGTCTGCAATCCGTCAATTTCGGCGGTCTGGCGTTGGATGGTTCGCCGCTGTGCTGGCGACCACTGGCCCCGCGTCACGTGCGTTATTCGGTATCTATCGCCGTAGCGGATCATTCGCACCCCGGCGGTATAGTCTCCTCCGCCGGGTGTTGCGGCTGTGTCGTATGCTCGGCAACCAATGCCGTCAGGAATAGGATTGGAACCAATAGGCAACCAATCAGCACGGAAAAAGCCCCCAGAACGAGGGCTAGGACGTTGCTGATAAAGTGCGCTGAAGGCATAAGAACCAATCGCTTTCTTGATTCGCTCAAAATCGGCTTCGCTGTAGCGTTCCGGCCAAAGTGCCCCGCCGGCTGGCCGGCCTAGCGGGTCGTTCTCTTCGGCAAGGGCTGGCAGGCTGACAACGTCCCACGCTTCGCCGCCATCTTTCGCCTGTTCTAATAACTGGCCAGCGAGATCAAGGGAGTGCCAGCGGGTCAACACAATGATTACCGCTGCGCCGGGGTGAAGCCTTGAATATAAATCTGACTGAAATGCTTCAAGCGTTCGCTGTCGATATGTGGGTGATTCCGCTTCGGCCCTGCTTTTGACAATATCGTCAAGTATTAGCAGATCGGCCCCAAATCCCGTTACACCCGACCCGATGCCGACAGCGTACAACCCGCCGCCGTGAATACTTGCCCACTGATTTTGTCTGTTGCTATCGTGGCCAAACTGATAACCGAACCGGCTGACGATTCGGCGTGATTGTCGGCTGAACTGGCAGGCTAGATTGTGGTTATAGCAACCAAGGATAACTCTTGCCCGCTGGTTCCTGAGAAGGTAATAAGACGGGAAGTGAACCGATGCAAGTTCTGATTTTCCATGCCTGGGAGGGCAAAAGATCATCAGCCGCTTACATTTGCCGTTAAGTACCCTTTTCAGGTGAACCGACATCAGTTGAAGGTGATCCGGCCCCCATGTCAGGTTGGGACTGGCCACCCTCAAAAATCTGTCGAATCCTTTGGGAATCAGTGCCGTCGAGTTCGTCATCTGATTCTGATTCGTCATATGCACTTACGGTTTCAGCGTCTGGTTCTGCTGAAACAGGTTTGCCGTCGAAACGATCCCATATTTCTTTCCAGTAGCGAAAATCGCCGTTTTTTGCCTCTCTTATGCCGACGCTAATCAGGTCAGATAGAAGAGTTGGGTCAGCATCAGCAGCCGCATCCAAAGCCGCTTTCATGGGCTTTGATGGTGGCCTACCCTTGGGGTTTCCGGTTTCGCCCGGTCGCCATGGCGGCCTAAGATTTTCAGGTCTTGGAACTGGATTCGGATTGCCCATATTTCAAGCAAGATATTCCGGTGATTTTCCGGTGATAAGAAATCATTGCAGTCAGGCATTTCGCCAAGATCTTTCACTTACCACAGCCGCAACAACTTCTTTAGAAACTGAGAGGGTTTTGGCTATGGCTGAATACGACATTTCGCCGGATTCATGCAATCTTTTTATCAACCTTGCCATTTCCCTGTTTAAAACATTTCGCCTTGTGTTTTGAGTGTTTTCGGCTCTTGATACCCAGCGACAGTTTGATGGCTCGTAATTGCCATTGTTGTCAATTCGATCTATTTCAAGGCCGGGCTTCCAATCAGGAAACTTTTCCCATTTCATGAAGCCTTCAAATGTGTGCCATTGCTGGCAAAGCTCAATCCCTCTGCCGCCATAGTGTTTAAAGTCACTGCTTTTAGAGTGCAGGCATCGCCTTTTCATGGCTTGCCATTTGATATAGATTTTTGAGTCTGCCATATTGTGCGTTATTCGGTTTTGACGATTTGCACATGAGTGACAGAGTGGATGATTTTGTCCATCCGCTTTTGCTGCTAACTTTTCAGAGCCGCATTTCGGGCAAAGATACAGATTCAGCCACATATTTCCTCGCTTCGCAACTTTTTCTTTAACGAGGATTGATTTGTATGCTACAGTCTTTTCAGCCATGGTTCATGCTCCTACATGAAATGTGGTTAGTTCCGACTGAATATTCGCGTATTCACTCGGAACATTTTTGTAAATTCACCGACCCAGCCTGCTTAATCTTGCCTCTACCGCACCCCGCCCCGGCTGGGCACCCTTGTTGCGCCTGCCGTTGCCGGTAAGTCGCTGCATCTCGGCATTCCGCTTGATGCGAGCCTCGCTAATCACCCTTTGCAGGGCAAACTGGCGTTGTTCCCACTTGGCCGCGGCCTGTAAGACTTTGTCAAACTTCTTGTCGGCACGCAGGCACTTCAGGCAAATGGCCGGCTTGATTTTTTCCAGCTTTCGCCCGGTATCACATACCCCGCAAGGTGAGCGGTGGCCTGATTCGCTCCATTGCCCGTCGGCAGGCATCAGGCCGATCAGTTCGACCGTCTGGCCGCCGAGATAGACACGCACCTGTGCATCGGCACGGTTGCGGATTTGATCTTCTGATAACTCTTGTTCGTTCGATAATGTTTCCATTATCTCTTGACACTGACAGAAAAAATTTAATTAAGCAAGTCAAGATATTGATCGTCAAAATTTTGATTAAGTGGAAACGGAATAATTCGCGGCTCGTCGTCTATTTCTGCGCCTGCCCACTGCCGCCAGCGAGGCAGGTTTATTACATCTTCAGAATAAACCTGCGATATTTGCCGGATACCTTCCAGATAAATTACCGACACGTTCCGCACGACTATTTTATGCGGGTGTCGGTAGGTGATGTCGAAGCGTTTGAAGCCGATTTTTGTTGACATAGTTTCATCTTAAAAAAATCGGCCTGATTTTTTAACGGGTGATGCCGTTATTAAACGGGGTTTTAATCTGACGTATCGGTTTTATCGGTTGAGATTGTTTGAGGTGCAAATTCTGCCGATAACAGAAGCAACGATCCTACTTCCCATTTGATTTCAAGTTTCCTGGCATTGCTTGGAAGACTGAACATTTTACAAAGCTGGTTTACAATCTCATGTTGATTCTGATTTGTGCGAATCATCGGTGGTGGCAATAAGCCCATTTTATTTGCTCTCTTTCTTGAATCCAATCACTGAATTTGCCATGCTTTCTTGCAGTCTATATTTGTAATCCGTGGCGGTTTCTTTGCGATGTAAGCGATGCTCGTGATATTTAGCTAGGGCAAAGGCTGACCGCTTATCGCTTGCCCCCCTCAGTTGAAAAAGCGGATCATTCTTCTTTGCCGATGGCCCCCAGATCGTCTCTAGGGCAGCCCGTAGGCTTGCGTCATTCAGCACGCCATTATTCACGAAAAACCGGCCGTACTCATGGCGTTTGTAAAGGGTGACGGGAATCTTTCGTACATCGTAATATTCCAGCAATTTGCCGATAAAATAGCATGTTTCAATGCTTGACTGCCCAAAAACTCTGGATTGGTTCGCCATTCCTTCAATCACAACTTCCAAGCCAGAACATTGAAGAGCAAATACACCTATAATTGCTTTTGATAAATCTCTTATCTCAGCATTTGGCACTTTTTCAGACCTCACGATATTTGGCCTGTCAAAGCCTTTTTCCTCAATCAGACAGATGCCCGATTCGGTGGTGCCGGGGTCGATGCCGAGAATTAAGCGGTTCAAGGCGTGGCCTCCTGAAATAGCGGGTGTGATGTTTGACATAATTCACTTTTGATCTTCTCAAGCATGTCCGAATACTTAACGACTCCGGTGCCATCACAGGTGTCGGCACCCAATTCATGAAAAGTCTTGAATCTTTTTGGTGTGTTGACTCTGCCGATATGCACATGCTTTCCGAGAATCTTTGCAGTTCTCACAACGTCTTTTGCGTGCGATGAATCTTTCCAAGGGTCGCCGCCGCCAATAAATATGGCTTGAAGGTCTGTCCACGGTATATCAAGCGACTCGATGCCGTCCTGAGCCACAAGAGCAACCGGAAAGATGTTTGGTATCCAAGCCATCTCATGCCTTAGCTTAAATATTTCCAGAGTCCTTCGGGCATTGGCAACAATATCAGGAACGGCAACAAACAGGCAGTGATTTGCGTGCTGGCGATTGCGTTCTAGCATTTTGCGAAAAGCAGTAGCATCAAAGCCGGAAAATCCGCCGTTATCCATCGCAAAGACCCCGCCCCAGTTTTTGTAATTTGTCAACGGGGTCAACAACTGCCCGGCAACAAGATCGCAGAACCTGTTTGTTATTGTTGATTCCGAAGAATCTAGAAGATATTTCATTCAGTCGTGCCGGGGTCGATGCCGAGGATTAGTCGGGTCACTGGGTGGCCTCCTGAAGTTCCTTCTTCACTGATTCAATCCGCTTTTCCACCAACTCCCGAGCCAGCCCGCACGCTGCGGGAATGGCGTTGGCAATCGTGACCAGTTCGGCGAGTTTTTCACGCAGTCGTTCGGCTGTCCGGAGATTCCGAATAGTTGCCACATTTAACTGATTCTCAAGATGACGGGCATAGTGAGCAATGTCGCAAGCGGTTGGATTGCCATTCGGCCTGTTTCGTACAATGAAATCAACCGTCAGTTTTGCATCACGTATCCATATTTCCTGCTCTGCGAGGGTTTCACGCTGCTTAAAATCGTCGATCTCTTTGACAAGTGCCTCTGCTGCTTCGGAAACAGGACGACCTGCAAGTTGCCCTTCCAACTTTTCAATTTTCAAATCACGAATTGCAATTTGATCTTGCAGTCGTCCGTAATGTTCGTGGTTGGCCTGATCTACAGTTTTTCCGTGCTGTTCCATTTCTGCAATTCTAGCCCTCAGATCATCCCGCACCTTGCCGCCGTCAATTCGCTCGCAGCGTAACTCGTGATCCAGTTCGGCAACTTTATCCTCAAGATGACGGATATACCGCTTCACCATCGGATTGCTGCCCTCGTCGGGCGATTGATCAATGAATCGCTTTACTTCTGCCCAGTCATTCGCCTGTGCCTGTGCCTCAAGGTCGGCAATTTTTTTCTCCGCCAATCTGCAAATAGAATTGATTCCTACAGTGATAGCCGGAAATCCAAGATCAGAAGAAACCTGTACCGCTTTTCTCAGCGTCGCCAGATCGGCTCGTAACTGTTCAAGCTCTGTCATTTCTGCCCCTTCATTTGTTTGAGAAAAGCCGGAACAACGAGTCCCGGCCCCCGCACAGCGTCATACTCAACCGCCGTTTGGCTTTCCGGCTTCCCGCCGCTTGATCTCATCGTCTAAATACCATCGTGCTTTCTTTAAATCTTCCAAGGCGTTGCCCTTGTTTCCGGCACGCCAGATATATTTGATTGCATTGCCCAGATTGAAGTTCATCCAGCGTGTCACTTCGATACACTCAACCCCGCTCGGGTGGCTTGTGTAATGTGCGGGGTGGTTGACAGGGTCATCTGGCTTCATTTTGGCACCTCAACCGTTATCCCCGCCTGTTTGGCCTGCATCATGGCAATCTGATTCAACTCGTGAACCTTGGCAACTGTCGATGACTCTTCATAGGTCAACCGGCCTTTGTGCCGATGATTTGAATCATTGATGATTCGGATCAGTTGCTGATTGGCATGAATCAGTTGAATGAATGTTGACTCGTTTATGTATTGCATCAATTAACCTCCTGTACTGAATCGACAAGCACGGCCACCGGCAGCCGGTGCCGCACGCCATATACCTGCCCAGTCATCCTGATAAGGTAGCGACTGCCTTTCCCGTCGCGTTCCACGTCAATAAGTTCATTTTCCCGAAGTTCCTTAATCGCGTTGCCGATCGTGCCTATGCTTGTATCCAGCTTTACGGCCAGTTCTTCGCGGGTAATCGTCGGGTTGTCTCTGATCAGGCAAAGCACCTCAAGAGCGATAGATAAAAGGCTCATTGCGTGGCCTCCTGACCTTCTGGCCATTCCACGTTAGCCGTTTGGCCGATTGCCTCACGCACAAGTAAAACATGCGGCAAATCAGCCTCAATGATCGTCCACAGGCAGAATGACGGAAACTGTGCCACCATCGACCGAACGGCGTATGGCTTGCCCTTGCAATCGCGTTTATAGGTGACTTTGACAACCTGCCCAGTTATTTCGCTGCTGCGGTGCCGAATTATGTCGCCGACCGTGAACCATTGCGTCATGCTGATTGTCCTTCCTTAGAATCTGTTGCCTGTTTTGCATCGTGCCTATAAATCTTGACACTCTTCGGGGCCAGCCATGATGTGCGAACGGTGTTGCCTCTCACATCCACAATTCGCATTTCAACCTGGGTGCCATCGGGCATAGTCAAGAAAAGCGGCTCATTGATCTTTCTGGCAAGTGTGAGCCAGCCTTGTTTCGTGGTGTCTGTTGATCGCTTGATGCCCATCGCTGAAAACCTCCATGTTGCAATTGATACCCCGCCCGGCGACATTACCGGGCAGGGCACTTCCACCGCTCAGCCTGAGGACTGTCAGACTGAGAAACCCACCAACCAGGCTTGCACTGGTTTGCCGCTATTGGGGTGGGTGGCCCCGCCAAGGGTTAGCCGATAGCCTCCCGAAATTCGTTTTGTTCTGATTCAGTCAGTCTGTCATAAGCTCGAATTAATTTTCGGACTCTGCTGAGTTTGGGGGGCACATTCAAGCCTGCCGCCCGTTCGGCTTCTCGTACATTTTTAAATTCGCCAAGTTTAAGCCGCTCGGCTATTGCAGGATGATCCCGTTTTAACTTGGCAAGCCGGTAGGGCAGGTTGTTGCCACCTTTTGGAGTAATTATTCCATTTTCATTTTTGGAATAATTGCTAAGTTTATCAGCCTTTGGCCTGCCCGCCTTATCTCGCAGGGTTGGAATATCTTTCAGCTTTGTGCCTTTGGCCGCTGATACAACTTCCTGCACCTGTTCCGGCTCAAGACCGATTTCCTTGGCGGCAAGCATGGAAAAAGATGGATAGCCCATCGCCTCCCACGCTTTGTTTAATTGCAATTTGCGAATCAGTCCCTGAAGCCGTTCAACATCAGTGTTAAGCTGCTTCCTGACCATTTTGGTTTGATTCACAAAATAAATAGCCCATGGCCTAGAACCAGGCTCTGCATCAGGGTTGCCGGTTTCATCAAGTTGATGTATTTTTACACCCACGACTCAACTCTCCCTGATGCAATAACTTGCGAACAAATCTCAATACAGACCTTTCTTGACTTTTGAAGCTCTGAAAATGTTTGCTCTGGAAGAGGTTTTTTAGTTCTTTTTAATAGCTTTCTTTGATATGTGCCGTGTTCGCTGCCGCTATCATAATTGGCCTTATTGCAAAGATCATTTATAAATGTTCTCATCTCTTTTTCTTTTTCATCAATTGTTTTCTCAGGCTTTGGTGGTACATTTGGTTTACTGGTTTTTATGGCGTCTGCAAAAGCCTTATATCTTGGATCATCTGTTGAAAGCCCGCTGGCTTGCCAAAGCTTTGAAATAATCTCTTCTTCTTCGCTTGATTCATCAACATGATCAAGCATCTGACGGTTTATATTTTCAACTTCGCCGCTAATTGGAATAAATATTCCGTCAAACTTGCCACCACCTGGGCCTTCCACTGGTAATGGAATTACTTTCAAATCTTCCGATTTTATTTCGGCAATTACCCTGTTAATTTTTGGATCATCAGGAACAAAAATCCAACACTTGTTTTTTTTGTGCCTTGGAGTTTGTCGCCAAGCTCTGGCAAGCATTTGCAAAATCCATGGCTTTGACCGTATGTGAGTTAAACATGCCAAATGTGTAATATCAGGGACATCAAGGCCCTCATATGCCATCATGCAAGTTACTAAACATTCAATTTGCCCTTTTTGAAAAAGCACAATGGTTTGAAGTGAAGTATCTTCATCCGAGATTGCAAGGCCTGAATTAATGCCTTTTGTCTTTAATTCACCATGATATTTTTTTGCGCTTTTCTGGTCTGCTGTAACGACTAACAGCTTTCGCCCATTTTGACGACCATTTTTTTGCCAGTTCTCAACACAATTTTCTAATAGTTGATCCGCAAGATCAGTCCTTAAAGCCGTCATTATAGCCTGTGATTCTTGCTTTCTATCAGACATTGACAGCGTGTTTTCCTGCTCACCATCTGAGTTTTCCCATTTAACAGGGCCGTCATGATAGTGAAACTCTACGGTTACAATTGCATTTTCCTGTAACGCAGAAATCCTGTCATAAGTAATAACCTTTGTATTAGATTCACTAAAATCGGGAATCCAGCCGCGGGCCGTTTCTTTGTAATCAACACCATAAATAAAAGTGTTGTCATTTGTTTCAAGCGTTCCAGTCATGCCAAGAATGATATTATATGGTAAACCTTGAATAGCTTTGGCAAGCGACGATTCATTACCACCTCTGTCAATTTTTGCATGATGCAATTCATCAACCACTAAAATGTATGGGCTTCTTTTCATTTCATCACGCCACAAATCGGGCTGAGTTGCTAAAGCCGTATGAGTAGCAATAAAGCCACGCGTGCCCCTACTTGGGTTTATTTCGTTTGTAGAACATCGAACGTCAATATCGAAATCAGCTTTTAATCCTATGGCCGCCTGTCTTGCGAGTGATTGCCTTGGAACGAACCACGCCAGTTTAAAATCTGGGAATCGCTGCATAATCAGACCCGGTAATTTTGACTTGCCACCACCAGGCACCACGTTTGCCAGAATTTTTACAGGCAAATCTGATTTACTTAATTCGCTAAGAATATTAGCCAATTCTTGCTGATGTTGTCTTAGTCTCATTGTTTTTTCCTTTTTTCAAGTTGCACTTTGGGCAAAGAGGCTGCATATCATGAACATTTGTCATTTGGGATTTAACAAAAGGCACAATATGATCAGCGTGCCAATTGTCAGGCAGTTCGCAGTTGCAAATAGCACATTTTCCATCCGTGCTTTTCCAAAGTGCATAGCGAAGTTTTTTGCTTGTCAA